ATTTGCCCCCATTGATTATCAATGATGGTGTTACTATCGCTAGGAACATTTCTCTTTCAAAGGAAGAGATGGTTGGAGCAAAACTTCTAATTGAAGTCTGCAAGCGAGCGCAGGAAAAGTCCGGAGATGGAACTACTTCTGCATCCGTATTGGCTAATGCCTTAATCAAGGAAGGAATGAAACTCATTGAAAAGGGTTGGAACCCCACACGGGTTAGAAAGGATTTTGATAAACTAGCAGAACACTTAGCAACAAAAATTCAAGAAGAGGCATCGGAAATTACCCTTGATAATATCTATGCTATTGCTTTGATTAGTGCTAACAACGACGAAGAAATGGCTCTACGAATTAGTGAAATTATCCGTTCTATTGGAATGGATGGGGTTATTACTGTTGAGCCATCCCATACCGGAAAAGACGAAATGGAAATCGTGAAGGGCTTTGAATCATCCGCAGGATATATTCATAATGTTTTGGAACGAGTTAATGGAAAAGAAAGGCGAATGGAAAACCCCCTTGTGTTGGTTAGCGACCAAGAGGTGAAAGACTTTGAAGAAATCCTACCCGTTTTGGAATTAGCAAAGGGGGAGAAACGCCCCCTACTAATGGTGCTTAAATCTATTAGTCCTATCGCCTTGAATCAATTTGTAGTGAATAGCATGAACGGTTCTATTGATGCTTCTATTGCTAAGGCTGAGGACATTTCTGTTTGGACGGGTCTTAAATTAGGAGACTTGGCTACATTCCTTGATTGTCATTATTTCATTAATGCTTTGGATGAGGATATTCGCCACGCCCGACTTGAACATTTGGGTGAATGTGAGTCGTTAGTTATTAACGCCTCAAGCACACTTTTCATTGGACAACCCTCCAACCCTGAGAGAGTTGCTAAAAGGTGCGAACAAATTGTTGAGGATGCTAGTATGGCTGAAACAGAATTTCACAAGAAAAAGAACTTGGCTAGAATAGGTAAATTGAACGGAATGGCCGGGATTATCAAAATCCACGGTGAGTCCGAACAGGAAATCCATAACAAAAAGGATAGACTAGACGATTCACTAAATGCCGTTAGGTCGGCCATTAAAACAGGGTATACATGGGGTTCGGGATTGTCCCTCATTAAGTATTACTACAAACATAATTTGGGAGACTTAGTGGGAACTGATATTCATGTGGCGTTTAGAACCGCTTTGTTTTCAGTTTTTAATACCCTGTAGAAGAAACCTCGCTTGAAAATGTCTTACACAACATTTCTCAAGAATACGCCTACGATGGAATCCTAGATGAATGGTATTTACATGCCCCCGAATACAGGGTAATTGACCCCGCAGGGGTTGTGTGTTCCTCGCTACGAAGTGCCGTGTCCGTAGCAGGTTATGTGTTAACGGCTAAGAGATTGATTATGAGGGAACGACATGAATTGGACCGAAGAATTTAGACCAACAAAAATTGAAGAGATTATAGGACAACATAAATTTACAGAAGATGCCCACCGATGGGTTGAGAAAAACCATATGCCTAACCTACTACTTCACGGTAGGCCGGGAACCGGTAAAACATCAGCCGCTTTCGTCATGGCTAAATTATTTTTGGGTGAGGATGTCAAGACTAACTTTCTTGAGATTAACGCCAGCCAAGACCGCAAACTAGAAACCGTGCGTGAGACTATTTACAATTTTCTTACGACGAGTTCTGTTAGCGGAAACAGGAGGAAGTTTATCCTACTTGACGAAATAGAAGGCATGACCAAGGATGCTCAACGAGCATTGAAGCGCACTATGGAACGAGCAGTGAATACTACATTTATTATCACCTGCAACGACTCCTACGGTGTAGAGGAAGCCTTAAAGTCTAGATGTGCTAATTATCTGTTTCAACCCTTGCCCGATGAAGTGCAGGTTGAAAGGCTTATGCAAATCTTAAGTGGTTCCGAGAATGCACTAGAGGTTGATGAAAGTAAGAGAAATATAGTCCAAAAAATTGTAGAAAGTTGCGACGGAGATTTTCGTCGTGCTATCAATGAGGTTCAGGCCTGCATTTTTTCCGATGCAAGTCTTGATGAAATCATGGAAGCAAAACTAAAGTTCTACAAAAATGCTCTCCAGCAAATGTTGAGTGGCGACCCTATGGGTATGAACTACCTCAACACGCTGGTAAAGAATGGACAAAGTGTGAAGGATATATGTAATAAACTTCTACAAGCCGTTATGGAAATTGATGTGGACAACACCACAAGATTTATGTGCATATCAGCAGTAGGAGAAATGGAGTGGAGAAGCCGAAGTGTCTCACCGAAGGTGTTGATTGCTTGGTTCTGCTCCCAAATTATGAAAAACAATAGGAAGTGAAAAAAATGATTGAAAGAGTAGAAAACGAATTGGTTAGTCTTGCTAAGAGACTACAAATTGAAGAAGAAGAAATGAGCGCAAAATACACCGAGTTAGCCTTGAGCAACAACTTGGATTTGGAGGATGAGCGACAACAATTGATGGCTATGTCATTGACCCGTCAATATGTAAGAAGTCGTCTTTCCTCTAACCGTTCAAACTCCCAACAAAGTTTTGGTGCTATGATTACTGGATTCTTTGTGGGAATTGAGCCGGTCCGAGACATCATGGAATACAAGCGTAAAGATGTCCGTTCTCGCTACAATGCTGATGCGTCCCAAGCCCTTACTGATGGTTTGGTTGCTGAGATTGTTCTTGAGGATGGAGAATACAAAAAGACCCAAGTTAAGAACGGTGAGTGGGAAACAAAGGTTGTCCCCCATGTTCACGATGCGGCAATTGAAATTAATGAGGAAACTTGGATTGTTCCCATTGATTCAGTTCGCACTTGGCAATCCGGCGATACCAACAAAAACTACGGTATGCCTTTGCCGAAGGAACAACATCAAGTGCGAGCGCATTTCATTGGACAGAGGGAAGATGGTGAAACCCAACTTTGGACTGTTCAATTGAAGAATGAAATGGCTAAGAATTTCCGTGCTGATACTTTCCGAATGCTGACCTTTTACGGTCTACCCAACGAGGAAAGAAATGCAATTTACGGTATTCGCAACAAGACGCTAGAAACCTTGACTTACATTGACATTTTGGACGAGGACGACCCACGATGGTTTGACACTTCTTCCTTCAATTACGAGGATTCTTTGGTTGAAAACATGGGTGAGTTTGTGACTGACCTCATGGACATTGAAGCCTATCATCAAGAAATTCAAACCCAGCAGGGATTGAAAATTGCTATTACTGATGGTATCGTGACTAGCATGAATCTCAAGGTGAACGAAAACACGGGCAACCGTGTGATTTGGATTGAGCCTTTGGATGCAAACTATGGCTTTGAAGATGAGGATATGCCCGAATCTACCCCTGTTTGGGTTCCTTCCCATGTGGACATTGACTTTGGCGTTGGCTCGGATATTATCGTTATTGGACGAACCAGCCAATCTCAAAAGAAAGACGAAAGCGGCTATCCGATTGACGGGGAATACAACCCTGTTTCAATTAACCTTTACGGAATGTATGTTCGTTTGGGAACTGGCTTGGAGGAAGAAGAAATTGAAACCTCCGACGATGATTCGCTAAATTACTGGTGATTTCATGGAATGGAAGCGTATCGGACTTTACAGTAGCCTAGTTTCAATTGTTGGTAGCATCGGCATTTATGCCCTGCACGACCAACTTTTGGGTATTTTTGTGGGGCTTTGGGCTTCGGCTCTTTTGCTCCTTACGGAGAGACTAGATGAATTGTGAATCTATGATATTGTCGGCATAGAGATACAGCGACAGTATCAGCCGTGTATATGTGGCGGTTGAATGACATACGAATGGGTGCAAAGCCTATACCTTTGGAGGAAAAAAAATGATTATTAGAATGAACGAAATTTTATTGGACTTGGATGAGGTGGAAAGCATTGAGTGGAGACATCAAGAAGACGATATGTATAGCGTCCGCTTTCACATGAAACAAAGTGGGAAAATGTTCACCCGCATTGTGCATGAAAACCAACTACAACAACTAAAAGAACAATTTAAAGGAGAGGAAGAAGAATGAGTTTGAAAGGAACAGGAAAGGCTAGCCAAATTTTGTCTAGCGTTAACGAAGAAGAAAGAAATACGGCTTTTGCTAAGGCAAAGGCAAGAGCGTTTGCACAACGAAAGAACCTTTTAGAGCATGAGTTTGCTTATATGATTTGTGGTGTTTCGGGCGACCCCGGAACAGGCAAAACAGGTATCTGTTTGGATTGCAGAACGGAGGAAGAAAAAGAAACACATTGGGTTTTTGTGTTGGACTTTGACGAAGGCGCAGAACCTACTTGGAGGCAACATTGGTCCTCGGACGATAAGGTGTTTATCTACAACCCTCATGTCTACAAAGACGACATGACAATTGATTATTTGGCTACTGCTGATATGGCCCGTTTCTTTATTGGGATGGTTAAGGAAGCAATTGAGACTAATAAAATTAGTCTTGATGAAGAGGAATCAATTGAGGTTCAAGCAGTTAAGGCTATTGTCTTTGATGGTTTGGACACTTGGCTTGACACTACAAACATGATTGCTCGTTTGAATCACATCAAGGGTAATGACCCACGACAGGCTGATAAAGTCAAAATGGTTCCTACTCAGTGGTTTGCTAGGACGCAAGAATACCAGCGTTTGTTTAAGGCGGCTTGTCAATTGGAATGTCACAAGTTTTTCATCACTCACATGAAAGAAGTGCATGATGGATTTGAAGTAGTTGGACAAAAGCCCGACTGGGAAAAGTCTACTACGGCTAAACTTTATCAACACATTCACACCTACCGTGAGGAAAGAAATGGTAAGACGAGCCTTTACGCAAAGGTCACTAAATCAAAGACCAATGCAACAAATGAAGGTCAAGCCTTTTTAGTTTTTGAGAATCAAAAGGGAGAGGTCACTTGGAATGGCCTACCCGGAATCAAGGAAAATACTCTTTGAATAAACGATTAATTGTGTGGTATTATGAATAGAATTTATGAACAAATTGGTGGTGAAACACATGAAAATTACAACGAATGGAAAAAGATTGAAGAATGATATTAATGTTGCCCTAATTAAGGGTAAGTATAACAAAGGATTAGATAGTGAAAATTCAAGTCTTGGGAACGAGATTCGCCTTACGGCTACTAAAG